AGTTGTACCAGACCAAAGCGCGTTTGCTTTCTCCACCGGGTACCGCGGGTACTCGCTTAAAATGAACCCCTTCAATCCAGCTTCCGAGGCGATAAGCTTTTATTTGCCTGTCATCCAGCCCCGTTTTCTCAGTTAGCCTTCCCGCCACCATCCACTCTTCATCGAAAATGATTTGCGCCATGCTTAACTCCATGACGCCGCCACGATACCGTAGCGGCAGATAGTATATTGATTGTCAAAAATCACCGACCAAGGCCGGGGAGGCACTTAAGATGCCTGACACCGAGCATTGCCGTTGCCACGTAACTACGGGGGCGGTTAACAACCTCAACCGTAATTTTTCTCCCTTGGAACTTGATGGTGTAAAAAGTCTGTTTGTCGCTTCGACCATGCTCGCCGTATTTCTCAAAATGGCATTTGAGCGCGGCGGCGCACGCTGGCCCGCCGATGCTGTCTCCCTTGCTACGGTTAATCAGACGCACAGGAGTCTTCCTGATGGTCGATCACGCCGCGGGCAAGCCCGGCGGCCATAGCCGGTAATTCCTCATACTGATTGCAATATGCCGGGTTGGAACATAAACCCTGCAACGCTGCAATGGTCAGCTGTTGCTGGTAGGTAATCGATGAAAGCGGCGCGTTTGTTTCAGCTACTGGTTCGGGCTCGGCATCCGGCTTTGCAGTAACTGCAGGCGGATCGAGCACGACAGATTTTGGTGGTGCCGGACGGCGGTATTCAACGATCGCATCAAGCGCTATTTTCTGGCGAACGCTGATATCGTCAGACCAGCTATACAGCATGGTGGTGGCCACGTCGTAGATCTCCCAGTCGGAGAACTCAGGAGACAAACAGAATTCTGTGGTGGTGATATCGGCCATTAGCAGCGGGATAACATCAGAAACGAGCTGGCCGGTGGATGTCAGCACGCCATCAGCTTCTTCTTTTCCCATGATGTCGGTACGGCCGGAGATCAGATCATTCAGAGCATGTGCAATCGCAATTTCGCGAGGGGCTGGTGCTTCGCGATTGTCTGGTGCTGGTGGCACTTCCTGTTTTTCGACTTCATTTGAGGAGGGGGTATTTATCAGAGCATCGACAGAGAAGACGCCGCCGCCCAGGTTCTCCACCCGTGGCTGGTCACTCGCTTGCTCTTCTGGTGCAGGGCTCTGAGCGAATGCCTCGTTGAGTTCTTTGTCGAGCTGCGCAGCTTTGGCAGGGCAAACTGCTGGTAACTCAGTTTCGCCAGATAAAGACGGTTTGGTTTCATCATCTTCTTTCTTCTCCGAATTAGAGCGAGCTTTAGGGCGGCAGGCCAAATCAATCGTTTTCTGGTCAGGATGTGCATGATCAGATTCAACCAACTCGTGATTGATGTACTCACGCAACGCGACAGGATCCATCCAGAGGTCTTCCGGTGCGGATTTAATCAGGGCGATGATGGCTGCGCGGGAGTAGTCCAGAATCCCGGGGGTAGAGCGTAGTTTTTTCCACCAGGCAGTGAAGCGGGTGTCCTGCTCAGCTTCGGCCATGGCCTTGCCGGGAATGAAAAACTTGTTTGGAATTGAGTAAATATCGATTTCGTCGAAGGTGCTCAGAATCGCAACAGCAACCTCTATCTTGAGCGTAGAGAGGTTGTGTACCAGATCCGGGCTACGGTCTGTCTTATTGCCGCCTCCCGGGGTGGCACCCGAGTCTGTGCGGTTTTCTTCGTTCACGGGGGCAGCTCGCGGGCGCTTATCTACAGGGGTATCAATCCATTTAGAGATCTGCTTTTTGATATCTGGCCACTGTGCAGAATCTTTTGTGTTTTCACGTACCCAGGCGAGCAACTGCTCCTGCCGTTCCGGCGACAGTGCCAGAGCGCGGGTCTCTTTCGCCAGTGCTTCTGCCAGTTCGCGGGTGAAGCTGGTGGCGTCGTCGTTAACCAGGTCGACAATCTGGCCGTATTGCGCCGCTGTGATTTCAGATACCGGTCCGAACAGCGCAAGACAAGCCGCGCGGGATAACTGATCGAGGCGCGCAACTGTTTTCAATTCTTCCCTGGCTTTGTTGTCGTCCCATTCTGTCTTTTCTTCAGATTCAGGCTGTGGTGCAGCAGCTGGTTCACCTGCATTCACATTCCAGATAGCAACGGTATCGAAAAATTCAGGTGAGAAAATATCAAGTTCAGGGCAGGGTAAACCTTCACGGTGTTCCCAGATTTTCACTTTAAAATAATCATCAATATGTTCAGGATGTTCGGCCGCAAGCTTGCCAAGAATAACAGCTTCAGCGATGGCTTTCGTAGCCGCATTCACGGCAGTAGCAAGCGGTTTTAAATCTGGGTATTTTTTCAATGCTTTATCTTTTGGGAAATAAGCGCCGCCGAAAACTTTCAATTCAACAGACATAAGGACCTCGATTAATATTTGGAAAATGAATTTGAACGAATTGTTTTGCGAGTAACACGCTTAATACTTTTTAACGCGTTACGTCTTTCTCTTTTTTCATTGCATTGCTCACATAAATAAATCGTGCGCTTAAAGGGGTATATGTCTGTTTTCCTTTCGTGCATTTCCGATTTTTCATATTTGTGGCAGCAAACAGCGCAATGACAAATGATGTCAGTCATATCAGTTCAGATACTGGCGCTTGTGGTCGTAATAAGACATGCCACAAGCGTTATGCGCTTCTGCGAAGTTCACAGACAGCAAGCTAATGTGCTTAACAGCACAAACCGGACAATGAAATTCACCGAGCACGTAGCCACCGTCAAGCACAACGGTTACAGGGCCTGAGGATGGCAAATGAACCACACCTGAAATAGCACCATTAATATTAAAGGTGGCAATTTCTTTATTTACGATAACGAGATTCAGCTCAACTGTTGTAACGCTTACTTTCATTTTGAACTCCTTGATTCAGGGTGTGAAAATCCCTGCCTTTTAAGGCATTGGTTTTTAAATAGGAAAAAATTAAATTGCTTTTAAATTATTACGCCATTCCTGATGCGGTTGGCGATGCACAACGAAATTTCTGTATTTCCGTAATACTTTCCATGCGGCATGACATCCGGCAATATCTCGAAGAAATACTGAAGTGACGAGTTTTCCTTGTGCCCAGGCAATTTGTTGTTCCGGTGTTAATTGTGTTTTATCCATATATGAACACTCCACTTTAAAACCTGCTTTAAAAAGGGTGGTATATGCGTGGACCACGGGAATGCATATACCACCAAAACTACACGCAGCCTCATGTTGCGATTGCCCACAACTGGAAGCGCATTCCGCCAGTTAACAAACCGATCCCCATCAGTGAAAAGAAGAATGCGCTTACATGTTGTGGACGATTCATCTGCCCTGGTCCGGCGGCGCCACCTCGCCAGGGCAGATGTAAAGAGCAGTTACGCTGCCATGCGGCTTATTGGTCTGTGCAGGTATTTCAAGTCCTGCATCGCGGGGTTTGCTCTCCGCCCCAGGTTCTCCCCGCTATGCTTTAGCGCGCAACCTGAGAAAACCGCCTTCAAGCCTTTGGCTTACGCCACATTCAAGAAACTGCCTGGACGAACTCGGAAAAGCTCAGTGCTTCTTCGCCATCTGCCAGACTGTTGAAATATTCTTCGTATGCTTTTTCCATCTCGAACCCCTGTTTGCTGCTTTGCTTGGCTAATCACCCTTATCGCCGGGTAGGCGGAACGTTTACTGATTACTGCGTGTTTTGTTGGTCTAAGTTTATAAACAAATAAACCAATATGTAAAGTTATTAGTAAACAAAAAGGCGTGAAAAATTGGATGTGGTTGAATTTGGAGAAAAAAAAGACCGCAACAGGCGGTCTTTAGGGGAGTTAGTCTATTTCGAGGTCTTTGAGCATCTGAAGGATTTCTTGTTTGCTCTTGCCTTTAAGCCTTGCCTTGAGCTCATTGTCTATGGAGTTAACTTGTGCCCTGAGGTTTACCATGTGCTGCTCTTTTTCCCATTCAGCAAGGCTGTCGAAAAGGTCTAGAAGTTCTTCATGGCGCGCGTCAAATGGACGAGGGGATCTTATCTCTTCACCCATAGGTTCTTCATCAAGATAACCAGGAGCCATGCCGTAATCTCGTTCAATACGGCGCGCAGCTCTCTCGCCGAACGACGCTTTGCCGTTGATCAGCTGTGAAAGGTAGCTCTTCTCTTTCTCCGGCAGGGTTCTGCTGGAAAACCATGCCGCTAGGCGCTTACGCCTGATTTCTTTTGTGTCCATGCAGTCATTTTGATTAGTAATTTCTAAACAAGCAAAAACTTGACATTAATGTTTAGTGGTTTATAAACTTACAACTCAACACACAGGAGCAATTATGCAACTCAATGACTTTTTGAAAGCCGGTGGGCCAAAGATCCGCAAGGCGCTGGAGCAACACCTTGGGATATCGAAATCTTACCTCTCCCAACTTGCAACGGGGCGAGCTGCTATTTCGCCGAGTCGATGCATCATTATCGAAACCTTTACCGATGGAAAGGTTTCTCGTTCTGACATGCGGCCAAGCGATTGGGCTGAAATTTGGCCTGATTACAAGCCAAAAAATAACACAACAGCTCAGGAGGATACTGACTGATGGAAATCAAAAAACTGGCATGTGAGCTGGAGTCCTGGGCGCAGGAAAAGGGCTGGAAGACAGTCACGCAGCTGATAACCCCGCATCACTTTGGCGATCTGCTTCAGCCATTGGATAACGTGAAGGACCCTGACGAGTACGCGCGGCGCTTGCACAACAACAAGCAGATTATTCAGCGTGCATTCCGCAACGATACGCCTAACTACCTGAAACAGGCTGAAGCCCTGAGCTATGCCATCCGCACCGCCATTGATAACGAGCTGGAGCAGAAAGACTGCATGCTCTACCGGGCTGCCAGGGTTAACAAAGAGTGTATCGAAGCCACCAACGCGGTATTCACCGGGAAACCGCAACCGGTAATCAGGCGTGAAACTCTGGAAGCGATAGACGCGCTGGCGCAGCTGGTGGGCGTAAAGGTTCAAATCATGAACAGCCATCGGGCTGCATAACGTTCTGGAGGCAACTATGCGTACTTCTCAGGAATTAGCGAGCGCACTGGCAGAGCGCATGAAAAACGCGATGAATAACCGACCCGCTCAGGAGCCAGTGGATCGCCGCGGTGAAATCATTCCAGGGAAGCGGTACCGCGACGAACGCGGGCGCATGGTGACTGTTTTACGTGCATCCCAGCTCCGCGTGTCATATCGGCGGGAGGGGCACACCGGCGTCAGTGAAACAGGGCGCCGAGAGTTTGAAATTAAGTTCACTGAGGTGAAGTCGTGAGCGTGAAATTATCTTCCTGGGTGTGGGACGGTTGTGCCGCACAAGGTGTCAAGGGCATAAAACTGCTGGTTATGGCTCGCCTGGCCGATTTTAGCTCGGATGAGGGGGTGTGCTGGCCGTCTGTTGCCACCATTGCCCGCCAGCTTGGGGCCGGGCGCAGCACTGTGATAACTGCGATAACCCAGCTTGAGGCAGACGGATGGTTAACGCGTACTGAACGTCGAAACGGTCAGCGCAGCGGCACTAATTTATACACGCTGAATGCTGAAAAATTACGCACGGCGGCAGCATATTTTCAGAGTTCAGATTCTGAACGTTCAAAATCTGGACGCCCATTAAACAAGGGGTTAGCCAACCCTGATGATTCAGATTCTGAACATTCAGGTTATGAACGTTCAAATCCCGAACGTTCAGAAAACGCGAATAAACAGGGTTCTCAGCGTTCAGAATCTGGACACGATCCGTCAGTAACTACAGATCCATCATTAAAACAGATCTCTTCGTCCGGAAATTCTGGCGAATCTCCAGACGGCGAAGATTCAGCCAAAAAAATACCGGCCACGAAAAAATGGGGCACACCAGAAGATCATCAATGCGCAAGCTGGATATTTTCCAGGATCCGAACCCTGTATGAACAAGCAGCCGAAACCGATGGTGAAGTTGCTCGCCCAAGAGAACCAAACTGGAACGCATGGGCAAACGAGATCCGGCTGATGCGCACTATCGACGGGCGCACACACCGCCAGATATGCGACATGTTCAAGCGAGTCCAGAGCGACCCGTTCTGGTGCCGAAACGTGCTAAGCCCCGCGAAGTTGCGTGAAAAATGGGATGACCTGGTACTGAAACTGGCACCTGTCGCTCATAGCGGAGTGATGCGCAGTTCTTTTGACGATGAATATTACAAAAACGACATTGAGGCCGCGGCAAAAGCGGGCTTCAGGGTCTGATCTAACTGAATTTTATCAGGAGAATATTTATGGAAACCGTACTTGATGCACTGAAAGCCATGAAAAAAGCGACATATCGCGAAGTTGCTGCCCGTCTGGATATCGAGCCCGTTGAAGCGCTGAACATGCTGCGCGAGCAGAAAGAGCAGGGACTGTGTGATTTTGTGGATGGCGGCTGGTTCCTCGGTACCGCGACAGAGCAGAAGCCGAAGCGTATCAGACCAAAGCAGGTCTCGCCGCTGGTTGAGAGGGTGCTGTCAGCAATGCAAGGGCAGGGGGCCATGAGCGCCAATCAGGTCGCTGAAAAGCTGGGTAAAAGCCCGCGAGCCCTGAATGCTTCGCTGGGTGCAATGTGCAAGGACGGTCTGGTCCTGCGCCACGTGGACGGTAAAAACATCACCTGGAGTCTTGCGGGTGAACCGGCCACTAAGCCAGAACCGCAGGAACCAGCGCCAGAGGGTAGCGACCAAGCAGCTGCGCCAGACAGCAAATCCACTGCTGAAATTATTCAGGATATCCCGGCATTCGCAAGCCGTCCGGATGACCTGATCATTCCGTCTTCACGATATATCTCGACTGAAATCCGCCGCACGAAAGCGAAGCTGGCAAACCTGCAGCGTCTGCAGGGTGCTGTTCGCGAGCTGCGCCGCCACAAACATCTGCTGCAGGAGCTGGGAAATGACTGATTTACCGAAATGCCCACAATGCGGCATGGCTCCTTCACTGAGGGTTCGAAGTCGGGGAATGAACTGGGGTTCGGCAGAGGTCCGCTGTTCGAACGGTTGCCCTGGTGTCCGCGCGGGATTTTCGTTCCCGCCTGATGGTGATGCAGCGGCCCGGTCGTTGCTTCAAGAAAAATGGAAAGAGCTTGTGGGGGGAATCAAAGATGCCACGACCAAAAACGCATTAAGAGCGAACGGTGATGATTAACCGGATTATCGAACTGGTGAAGGAGCTGGGCCGTATCACGACGTAGGACCTCGTAGCAATGTTTAACCTGCACCTAACCACTGCAGAGAAGTACATCCGGATCGCCGTGCAACGTGGAGAGCGTATCAGTTACGGTCGCTGCGGTATTTTCCGTGACGAGCGGGCAATCATCGATTTTGACCTGAAACGTTTTTCGCACTGGAAATGGCAGCATGAGTAACACTGCCCGTCCAAAAATAGTCTTGCTGGAGCTTTTCCACATTAAACATTATGCCAAAGGGCTGGGATGGGTAAAACGTATAGGGCTTCAGTCTGAACTAAAAAATGAAATGCACCCTCTCTTATAATCAAGGGTGCTAAATGTAGAGTGATATTTACTGTGCTAAGAGTTTTTCTAACTGTTCTCTAAAATGTGTAAAGTCAACCTCTTTTTTAATATCATCACTAAGGTTTCTAATAAAATAAGATTCATTGATATTTCTACTTTCAAGATCTTTTTTGACTCTAAAATAGAAAAGTTTATCTGGGCTTTTAGGTGTTCCAGGATATTGTTTGTAATGTTCAGCAGCTAGGTCATCAAGTGATTTGATAGGGAAGTATTTATCGTTGACGATTTTCCTAAGTTTATCATTGCTCTTACTGAACACTAGGCTAAATATGAATTTTTCAATGCTCTGTATTGGTAGGAATAATTTGGTGAGGTTTTTGAAATCAGGTTTTTTAGCAACATCAGTGATAATATCACCATCTAAGATGCTGATTATTTGTTTGTTTACACCTATGACGTTGTTTCGTAATAAGTCCATGTGTAAGTTCAAAACGTTCTGCCAACCACCAACTGGTGAAATATGAATTAGGCGGCTGTTTTTTAATCCTGCATCAGAAAGAACACTTTCTATGACTAATGATGCCAGAGCGTCCTCTGCCAAAATTAAATAGTCGAATCCATCATGTCTATATACTTCTCTTATTGCATAACTAGGGAAGCAAGGGTTTATAAGTTCTAGGACTCCATCATTGTTATTTATAAGGAACATATTTTGTGGTTTTAGTGCGCGAATTACTTCTGGGGAGTGAGAGGTTAAATACACACATAGTTTTGGATATGATTCCAGAAGTGAATTCAAGTACCCTATTAAGCGTGATATTGCAATTGGATGTAATGCAAGTTCTATTTCATCGATTAAAATAAAAAATGTTCTATCAGTTACGCTTCTGTTTTTACCTTGGTTAATAAGCGTGTGGTATATATAATTTAATAATGAAATTAAAAGGCACTCTCCTGAACTCATCCTATATTGACTGAGGAGGTCACCTTTGTTTGTTACCATGAAATATGGAAGGTTAGATAATTCGAAATTTTCAGATATTTTCTTGTTTTTGATTTTTTTCATATCCTTGTAATGGTTGAAATCACCATGAAGGATATAGCTGAGGTTGTTTTTTACATAATCGAAAGCATCAACAATCTGGTCGTCCTTAATCTGATTGTTTCTCAGTAATTTATCAACTATTGTTGAATCCCTAAAGCGAGTGCCATAAAATAAACTTCCTTCATAGACTCCTTTATATGAAAGTGGTCTACTAGAGCACCACCACATATTTTCATTGTTACGTTCTCTTTTTTTTACAAACCAATGATTATTTTCGGTTTCCTTCTCTGTTGCGATTGTAACATCAATTGTTGATGTATCATCAAAATCTTCTTCTTGCAACATGTTGAAGCGTTTAGAGCTTAAAAGAACTGACATGATAAGCATTAAAGTGCTTTTACCACATCCGTTCCCACCTACCAGACTGTATAAACCACCCTCAACTGGTAGTTCTATATCAGCTTTTTTTATATTTTTAATATTGTTAATCTGTATCTTTATCAAGTCCATGAAAGTTTCCTTCTTTTATGCTGTGGGAAAGATGTAATACATACAAATAAAGACGAACATGAAAAAATTCCATTTTGGTTACATATTGTTACGCTTAGGAGTTTAAACTTGATATAAAGCGTTTTCAATGCGTTACAATAGGAAAGTTGATTTTTTTTTAGTGGGGTGTTGACTTTCTTTCGAACTATACGCATGCTTGTAAGGCGGTAGTACTTATCGACAGTTTTAAGGTAGTCAAATCCTCCGTCAAAACGGCTGATGATGTTAGAACCCTAATCTGTTGAACATAAAGATTGTTTAAGCGCGAGCGTACATAGCTTGCTCCTAATCATATGATAATCAGCGGTTTTTCCGATTGGATTATCCGATGTCATTATATCAAGTACGTCAAAGGCCCCTTTGCTCTTGCTTAGGGGCTTCTTTGTTTATGTGCTCCTCTTTTCCTTCTTGTACCTTCTTCGGCGCATCTCAAAGCAGCACTCCTTCCTCTCTCAGCCGATAGCTATCAATTATGGTCGCATTGCCCTCTAACCTAACTCATTGATGTGTATTCTTACATTGCTTTGGTTTGGCTATTTCTGCTTTCTCTCAAATTAGCATTTTGTGCCTTTAACAGGTTGATCATTCCTTTTGTGCGGGTTACTGTATAAATATACAGTTCATTGTCAGGGGTGGTTATCATGGGTTTTCCATCACCAGCAGCAGACTACGCAGAACAGACGCTCACTATCACCAGCCTTTGCGGCTATGACGGCAACTGCCGCACCATCGAAACATCGGCCGGGTACGCGATCATAAACGTCGCCAGAAAGCCGGAAGTGGGTGATACCGTCCTAGTTTCGTTCTGCGGCAGTCTGGATTTCGCAAAAGTGCAGGGGAAAGCGCTGATCACTCAGGATGGAGAGGCTATTGAGGGCGATGCGCTGGACGATGCAACCGTAATGGGCGTGGTAACGCACCTCCTGAATCGTGTGACTGATACCGACAATCGGCCTGTGATTTAAAAGGCTGGATCTGATTCCTGTGTCTTGAAAGCAGATCGGTTAGACAGGTCAATTACAGTTAATTGATCTTTCTAACCTATTAGAAATCTGGTTAGCGGAAACCTTAATGAAATCAGTTAACAGGGAGGAAAGGACCGCCCCCGCAAGGCGAAATCCATTTTTAGGGATGTGCCCATGAAATTGAACGAATTTGCTGCCAGTCTCACCAAAGACGGAATACTTGTTTTATGTCTTAATGATGGTGAAATAACAGATTACTTGGTGACCAGCAAGGCATTGCGCACACTGATTCGCCAGGAAGAGGGAGGGCTTTCAGCCCAGGTTCTGGACGAAGAAGATCGGATAATAAACTTAAACTCTCTGCCAGAAGCACTTAAGGTTCTCAAGCCGTAAGTGTTGATTTATAATAATCAAACGGGCTGAACACCCACTGATTACTGCGCCAACCTGAGGAATCAAAATGGCGCAGAGCATTACTCTAAACAACTCTCACCGCCCGTCTATGTGCGGTGTTTCTGTTTATGCTGGTGGTCCAGCATGAAGAAAGCAGATAGCCTCCATCTTTCGCGTGTGGCCGCACTGGGCTGCATCGTGTGCCGTAACCTGAGCCTGGGCGAAACGCCTGCGGAAATCCACCACATCCGAACCGGGCAGGGCACAAGTCAGCGCGCTGACCATCGGAAATCAATTCCCCTGTGCCATATGCATCATCGCAACGGCGGTTATGGTGTGGCGATTCATGCTGGCCGCCGCGCCTGGGAAATGAAGCACGGCACTGAAACAGAACTGCTGGTGCAGGTGCTCTATCTGCTAGGCGAGGGCGCCGATGCCTAAATACATCATTACCCCTGTTGGAAAACCCCGCATGACCCGCCGCGATAAATGGAAACAGCGGCCACCTGTGATGCGCTATCGCATGTTTTGCGATGAAGCACGTCTGCATGGAATCCGGCTGCCGGAGAACGGCGCCCATATCACCTTCGTTTTGCCGATGCCGCAGAGCTGGAGCAAAAAAAAGCGCGCGTCTATGGACGGCCAGCCCCACCAGCAAAAGCCCGATCTGGACAACTTAACAAAAACTCTGTTGGACGCCTTGTTTGAGGATGATTCCCACATTTGGGACGCCCGGGCATCAAAAATATGGGGCGAAACCGGAATGATAATTATCGAGGACATGAAATGACGCCACGCCAGAAACGCCAGTATCTTGAAGGGCTGGGAAAAACCGCAATGGCACCACGCAAGAGTTGGCTCGGGAAAAGTATTCTCCTGACTGATATCCAGTCCGGGTGGATTAAATCGCTGCTAACAGTGTGGGGGGAAGCGGTGCGTGGCGGAACGGCTCCGGCCAAACCGTGCGGCCATTCGTGCTGGAACGTGATAAGCGGGAAAAACTGGTCTGATAAAGCGCTTGAGCGATTTACCGCGGCGTTGAACCAGGCGAGAGAAGAGGGATTCCGTGGTGAGCAGGCAATGAGACGCGCGCGCTCGATACTCTGGCCGGAGCCGCAGGTAAATGTCATAGACGCAGCGATGAACAGTGACGATGCAAAATTTATTGAGGATGTGGTGCTGCAGGCGTTCGATTTGAAGGATCCAGTTTATATCGTTGGGCGCCAGTATTACACCACGCGCAAAAAGATAGCGGACATCACCAGAGAACTGCAGACCCTGGCCCCGTGGCTCACCGATTCTGAGGCCAGAAAGCGTGTGCGCTGGTGCCTGGAAATATTCAGGGCGAAGGTGTTTCTGTCAGCGAGGAAGAGCCTGAAAGAAAATTCATGATGATACGTTAATTAGCAAAAAGTGCTATTTATTCGGAATGATGTTGAAAACGAGCCAGAAAATCAGATAATCCATTCATGCTTGGCAGAGCTGTGCAACGATGGCAGCGATGTAAAGCGACAATTTGAAAAAACTTTAAACCCCGCCTGCCGGGGTTTTTTGTTATCCGGCGATACGACAGGGGTATTCGCGAAGGTGCATTGCACCAGTACCCCTGTCATATCTCCGGTACAATCAAATTTAATTTTTTCAATAAATGATTTGGCCTTAAGATTTTCTCGTCACCATCAACGAGAGGCGAATATGGGTATTTCCAAATGCATTAACCCAGAGTGTGAAAAAGAGTTTACTTTTTCCATCATTGGCGAGGGAGTTCCGGGAGGTAAAGAGCTTGAAGAATTATGCTGCCCATACTGCGGAACTGTAGTCGATAGAGAAATGATGAGCGGTTCATTTTTGACATCGAAAATTCCACCCGAACAAAAACACTAAAATTTATCCCCTTCGAAGCCACCTGACGGTGGCTTTTTTATTACCTATCACACAGCACCCGCACACAGCGAGGTGAGAGACGATGAAAATGAATGATTCAGGGAACATCTTCACGCAGTTCTTCGCGTGGGTAGCAGCTCTGGCTTCTGCCATTGGATTTACCACTCAGGATCTGGTGTTCATGTTCTTTGGCGCTGCTGGTTTGCTTATCTCGCTTGTCTCCTACATTAACGGGCGTGTAGATGCACACCGCAGGCGTAAAGAGGATGAGAAGCGAACAAAAATGGTCAATGACTATCTGAAAGGCGTTGGTGACAAACCCCTTCACGAACGTCCCGCAGCTGCAAGCGTGGTCGTTGAGGCATTACAAAAGGAAGGTGACTGATGGGGACCAGAGCAAAACTGAGTGCTGCTGTTCTGGGGCTGGTACTCGCTGGTGCACCAGCATCCGTCATTCTCGATCAGTTTCTGAATGAGAAGGAGGGTAATAGCCTCACGGCGTACAAAGATGGCAGTGGTATCTGGACTATTTGCCGCGGTGCCACAATGGTTGATGGTAAACCGGTTGTGCAGGGCATGAAATTTACTCAGGCCAGATGCAATCAGGTGAACTCCATCGAACGAAATAAGGCTCTGGCGTGGGTTGACCGCAATATTACGGTACCGCTTACCGAACCGCAGAAAGCCGGGATCGCATCTTTCTGCCCATACAACATCGGGCCGGGTAAGTGCTTTCCGTCCACGTTCTATAAGCGCATTAATGCCGGTGACCGAAAAGGGGCCTGTGAAGCTATCCGCTGGTGGATTAAAGACGGTGGCCGTGATTGCCGACTAACCAAAGGCCAGAAGAATGGCTGCTATGGGCAGGTCGAGCGGCGCGATCAGGAAAGTGCGCTGGCGTGCTGGGGGCTGGATCAATGAAAATTAATCCGGGTCTTTTCTGCGTTGTCGTTATTGCTGGCCTTTCGATCGCTCTCGTAAAGAGTTTCTCAAACACCAGTAGCCTTCAGAGCGATAATGACGTTCTGCGAAGTGACAACTCTTTGCAGGGGCAAGTGATCGCCACGCAGGCATTCAACTTCAATCGGTTCAATCAGCTTGCAGAACATGCCAATAGGCTTAACTCCCTGATCGATACCAGCACCGAAGAAACCGTAATCGAATACCGGGAGATTCTCCGCCGTGAAAAAACCTGTGATCTGCCTGTTCCTGCTGACATTGCTGGTGGGCTGTACGAATACGCGTACCGTTTACGTTCCAGCGCCATGCACGCCGATACCAACACAGTTGACGAAGCCGATGATCGTGCCGCTGCCACCAGCGCAATGACATATTGCCAGGCCGTTCTTTGGATTAAGCCTCTGTTGGCCGTTATTGAGAAGGGTAACAACAACTTCGCTGGCATAAGGCAGATAGAGCTGGAAAGAAAAAACTAGGGATGGCTCGTCCTTGAGCACACGGGTATTCCTGAACGACGGCTTTACCTGACATAGCAAAGCACCATTAAATTGTAGAAAAGACTCGATATTTAACAAGCGAAGCACCGGATTGTAAAAAAATGCCCTCACAAGGAGGGCTACCAGAGTCTCAGTTTCACTTGCTCTTTTTATCGATGTTTACCTGGAGTTGGCATTCTCCACATCAGAGTCTTGAATAGCCTGGCACTTAACTTAGGATCAACAAGCGTAAGCGGAAACGATTGAGAACTTTCTTAGGCCCGAAATGCTATGGGTGCATCATGTAAAGCCGACTGCAGGCATTAGAATGACAGAACAAAAGAAGCAAGCTCTTCATGGGAGAAGCCACTGAGCGATACAGGTTAAACGAACATCCAATTTGAAAATATTGGACAGCAGAAGTTTAAAGTTATAAAGGTATAAAAATGTTGCGGGTAAACGCTATAATTGGTGTATAACCCAATAAAAGAGTGTAGTTCTAATGTTCATCTTTAATGAAAACCTCAATGATGTTTTTTTTCTCAGCCTTTTATCGGCTATCGTTTTTTTGAGCTCGATGCTGATTTTATATGGGCTTCAAATGAGAAGGTTAACGATCTTGTGTGCTTTTCTATTGATGATCTCAAGTGTTGCTGCTGTAATGTATTTTTGAATCGTTAACCCCTGTTACAAGGATGGGAAAAGTGTTGTCAGTGGTAAAAGGTTCGACCTTATCAACTTTTTTTGTTGGTCTATCGCCTGTTCTCTGCCTTATATTATTTGCAGAGTCGGTTTACATGTTTAATTTGGGGTATAAGACCCTGGCTATAACATTGATGATTTTATCTGTTGTTTTGGTTGTTTCATATTTGATATTGACTAATGTTTACCTGCTAATTTGATATAGGGTAATTATAAACCCCAAAAGATGTATGTTTAATTAATATTCCAAATATGCCTCGCCAAAGTTGGGCTTTAGTATTTTTATCGAACGAGCAACGTGCTGAAGCCTCGCGGGTTGATATGAAGGCAGCATCGAAGCCCGAACGTGAGATTGCCCTGAGCTTTCCGGGTCCTTTCCGGCTATCTGACATGTTACGGGGCGGCGACCTCGCAGGTTCTCGCTATTTATGAAAAATTTTCAGGATTTTGCCTTTTCCGTTCTTCTTCTTGCTAAGTATCTGTCTTTGCTGGGTATAACCCACCACAAGAAAGGAAGTGTTAAAGCCAGGTAGTAGTCATTTTACCCGGCCTGGTTTCCTTACCCTGTGTTTCGCCTGGAGTTCGTCATGGAGGTCAATAAAAAACGCCTTTCAGAGATTTTTGGTGTCAGCATCCGCACGATCCAGAACTGGCAGGATCAGGGGATGCCAGTTGCGCGCGGTGGTGGAAAAGGTAATGAAGTGCTTTATGACTCTGCCGCCGTAATCGAATGGTATTCCGCCCGTGACGCAGCGATAGAAAACGAAAAGCTGCGCAAAGAGGTTGAACAGCTGAGAGTTGATTCAGAATCAGACCTTGTGCCTGGCACGATTGATTATGAGCGCCATAGGCTTACCCGAGCCCAGGCTGATGCTCAGGAACTAAAAAATGCAAAAGAGTCCGCTGAGGTGGTGGAGACCGCATTCTGCACGTTCGTGCTGTCGCGGATAGCCGGAGAAATTGCCAGTATCCTTGATGGAATACCTCTGTCGGTTCAGCGGCGCTTTCCGGAACTGGA